GTAATTTAGAAATCGGGAATGCATTTAGTGAATTAAAAAAATTCATCGGTATCGCAGATGTTTATAAAGCATTATTACCAGATTTAAGCCCAATACAATGGAAATCATTTAAATATTTAAATGAAAATATAAAAAATAATTTATTTACAAGTAAACTGTTTTTTAAATTATTTAGACCGATTACATATTATATAAACCCACTCAAACCACATACTAAAATATCACAATTAGAATATGAAACAGCATATGCAAATTGTATGAAAAATTTAAAACAAATAGATAAATTTGTACAACAACAAATGAAATCAGTTACAGATGGTAGTTTAGACCCATTACAAAAAGTTGCTAATGAATCAAGGGCAGTACAAGATGCAGCTGATACAGCTGAAAAAGAATTAGAAAAACAAGCTACTATTCAAGTGAATGCTTATACTAGTGGTGGTTTAAGTAGAGGTATTCAATAATTTAATTAAAAATGGCCGTAGATATAAATAATAGTGATATAAATATAAATGTTCAAGAGGGGCTCGGTGATGTTAATAACATTATGAAGTCTTATTTGGATAAAATGAACAACGAGTGCGACCAAATATTAGCTCAAAATCCAAATAACCCTCAAGCAATTTTAATAAAAGAAAAAATAGCAAGTGGAATATCTCAATATGATATATATATCAATCAACTTAACTTATTAAAAGGATATAAAAAATTTTATGAATCTCCTTCTATTTTGAATGTTAATGAATATGCGCAAAAAGCAGTTGAATTAATATGGCAGTATATATTATCTGAAAGAGAAGCAAAGAACTTAAAAGAGACATATACAAATGATAATATGAAAGGTATATGGCAAATAATAAAATTTGTATTTGATGAAGATAGTGAATACGGAGTAGCTAATAGAAGAGTCGTTGACCAGAGTATAGGTAATGAAAATGGAACATTAATGGGTTTTATAGATAAAGTATGTCAAGACCCATTTGTTGAATTTTATGGGGATACTTATTATGATAAATATTTCTTTATCACTAGACAACCACCATTTACACAACAACCATATCAAGATTTGATAGATTTTAATATTGAAATAGAAGAAAAAGATATATTAAATGAAAGCTTAGGTTTTGATACTGGGAAAGCTTATTCTTGGTATAGATTAAGACCACAAAACTTAATATCATATTTAGGTGATGCTTCAGTGTTTGCTTATTTAAAAGCAGTACATTTTAAAGAATACGCAGATGTATGGGGTGAAAGACCATTAGAACAAGTATCTAATTATTTAGAATTTAATTCTATTATAGGAAATAAAAAAGATTTATTAGTATTTGATTTAGTAAAACAATCTATAAATGATTTAAAATTTATGGTTGATACAAACGCATATTTACCATTCACACGAACGGGTACTATGTTGTTAAATGGCGATAGGCGAATAAAAAGAGGAATGGTTGTGTATAAAAAATCAACAGATGAGGTATTTTACGTAGACTCAGTATCACATAGCTATTCTATAAATAATGGGGTTACAGATAGAACAACAACAATAAATGTTAGTAGGGGGATGGTTAAGGAATATTTTCCATTATATTTCAAAATAGTAAATACACCTGTAGAAGATATACAGCAAGGTAGTTATATAGACCAGGTAAGAAATTTATATAAAGAATGGCAAACAAATAAATTTGTTTTTAATTTCTTCCTAACAAAACAACAATTTGAACCAGGACAAATAGATACTATAAAATTAGTTACAAAACTATGATAATAAACATCGATGATAATAGTATAAAGGGATTACCAGGGCAACGCTCATCCGCAGGTGTTGGTTATATATTTATTCCAGAAGATTATGCAGATAGGACAACATACGTACAAAATTGTTATAATACAGGTCAATTATCATTAATAGATGAATTCGGACGTATAGATAATATTAGAATAAGTAAACATATTATAAAAGATTTAGAATTTCCTATAGAGTATAAGCAATTAGGCAGTTGTTTAGTGTGGGTTAATATACCTAAATATGAACAACCGATAGCAATAGCTTGTATTAATAAGAGTACAGAAATGTTTGATGTATTTGAAAACCAATTTACATTTTCGAAAAAAAATGATGATACAACTGTAGAAATAAGAGGTAGTATAGAGGATTCTACATTAAATATTAATATAAATTCTAATAAAGTAACAACACCTGAATTAAATATAAGAGTACAAAGTAGTGCGAATCAAGCTTCTATTAATACTAATGTAGATGGTAATATAAATACTATAGTTAGTGATTCCATCAATACACAAGCATTTAAAAAAATAAAGTTTAAAATACAAGATTTAGAAAATAATGAAAATAATACCGAAATATCTTATGAAAATGGTGTAGGGTTTATTTATCAAGATGAATTTAAAAATGAGATTATAATAGATGCCGATGGAAAATTTACTATAAAAAATGAAAATTACTCATTAAAAGATTTATTTAATGACATAATTTCTGAAATTTCAGCTATTACAACTATTACTGCATTAGGAGTCCAACCAATTATGAATAAAGTACAAATAGAAGAATTAAAAAATAAAGTAAGTCAAATATTAAAATAAATAACATGGTAATACAATCAGATATAGAAAATAAAATATTGAGCTTAATAGAAAGTAATGATAAAGAAGGTGAGGAAGGTAAAAGATACTTCGCAAACGGTATGGCTAAAATAATATACGATGCAATAGTTTCAGCAACTATTTTAGTCCCAACTACTGAAAGTATAAAAATGAACGCGGGTGGTTATCCTGTAATAATGAGTTCACCTTTAGTGAGTACAATCAATTAATACAAATTAAAGTTTTTAAAGAAGTAATTTTTTGTTATTTTTATAAAAAGAAAAATGTAAAAAATGGCCGTTAATAATGCTGATAGTATTAAGTATTTCGATTTATTAAAAAACGTTGGTAGGGCTACGGCTAATGCAATGTTTCCTAATGATTTTGAATATTATGTTGTAGCATTAGAATTAGTAGGGTATATAAATAAAAATGGAAATAATAAATCAACATCAGAATTATTTGTATTTCCAATAATGCCAGATAGAATAACTGAAGAAAAAGTTAATTTAGTTAATATAAAAAAAACAATAGGTGGGGTAACAACATTAAAAAATAACACATTTATTCCTAAAAATATTTCATTGAATGGTACATTCGGAAGGACTTTAAAGTTTTTAACTAATAGGGGTAATGTTATAGATTTAGATGCGGTTCATTTTTCAGAATTTAATACAAAATTAAAAACAGGGTACGGTTGTTTAAAAATATTAGAATCTATTTGTGAAAAATCAAGACAATTAGATGATTCTAATAAACCATTTAAATTATTTTTCTATAATCCAGCATTAGGTAATAGTTATTTAGTAGAAGTAGAAAATCTAACGTTACCACAAACTAAAGAACAAAATATGATGTGGAATTATAATTTAAAATTAAAAGCTATAGCTCCAATTAAAAGTATTTTAAGTGTTAAAGAAATAAGGGGTGCATTAGCCAATATAACCAATACATCTGTAATAGATAAAACAATAAAAACATTTACCAAAAATATAACAAATATAATAGGTGTTCAAGCAGGTAAAAATATTTTAAAAGTATAAGAATGTTTACTCAAGACACATTAGATAATTTTAAAAAAATAACAGGTATAAATGTAAATAATTTATTATCTAATTTTGTATATTTTGTAAATAATTCATACCCTAATATAGTAGATTATTATGCTGGTAGATTATCACAACCAGACCAAGATTCGTTTAATTTATTAAACAAATTAACCATAGATTTTGATAATACTATATTAATTTTTGATATAAATAAAAGAAGGTTTAAAACTATAGACTATTGGGATTTATTAGATAATTTAGAAGATATTAAAATAAAATTATCTACAATAACAAATATATCTAAATATTTACGCTCATCTATTGCAAAAGGCAATTATAATACGGGGGTTGTATATGAACAAACATTAAACTACAACCAAACACTCGAGAACGTATCAACCGTATTAGGTTCTGAATCTCCTCAAAATGATTGGGTAAATATAGCATTAAACAATGATTTAAAAGAGGAAAGCTATAATACAAATGGTGGAAATATGTTATCTATTACATTTGATAGAAACCCTAATTTATTATCTATGGATAGCGTAATAGATAATATAGTTGGGGAAAAAATGTATGGAAAAGATATTTATAAAAATATAGGTTTTGAAAATGATGATTTAAAAGTATTATCATATATAGATACAGTTAAACAAGCTATCGATACAAAAATAAATTTAAAAAAAGGTGATGTTCCCGAATTTCCAGATGATGGTTATTCTAATATAGTTGGTTCTGACATAGGTGCTATACAATTTCCAGTATTATTTAGACAACTAGCAGATGTTTTCGCTAAAGACGATAGTTTAACAGGATTTACTTTAAAAAATGTGAATATAAATAAAGATACAGTTTTATTAGATTTTGAAGTAAATACTAGATATAATCAAATTTTTCCAGCTCAATTAAAGATATAAAGATGTACACACAAATAACAAGTATAGAAGAATTAAAGCAAATATGGATAGAGATTTTATTAAATAATACTAATAAAGTAACTAAAATAGACCCTGAGTCAGTATTGAATGGGATAGCTTTCGCGGATTCTAAGATAGGCCAAAAGACAATAAAGGATATAGCTATTTTAGAATCACACATATTTCCAGATTCAGCATATGGTGATTATTTAGATGATATTGCGGCTAATTACGGCATAGCGCCTAGATTTACAGCGTCTCAAAGTTCTACGTTTGTTAGATTGGTTGGCACTGTAGGTACAGTATATACACAAGGAGTAAACACTGTAAGTGGTAAAGATGGAATAATATTTGATTTTGAACAAAACGTTACTATTCCTTCAGTAGGATATACATATGCCAAAATAAGAAGCCAACAAACCGGTGTAAAAACAAATGTAAATCCAAATACATTAAATCAAGTAACTCCAATACCAACAGGACATACATATATAATAAATGAATATGCCGCGTTAGGTGGTAGAGACTTAGAGCAAGATGATGTATTTAGAGTAAGAATAAAACAAGGTGCTAATATTATAGCTAGAGGTACTTTATCTATGTTAGAACAAGTATTTATGAAAATAAATAGTAACGTTTTAAGAGTATTTTATCATGGTTATGATAATGATGGCAATTTAATATTATCTATTTTAACACAAAATGGAATAGATTTAACATCTGTAGAACTAACAGATTTATTAATTAAAGGAAATGAGTATTTTAGTTTATCAGAATTGAATCCGTATAATACACAATCATACGGTATAATATTACAAAACATATCATATCAATCTATAGATATTAGTTTTAGATGTGATTTATACAATGGCTATGACCCAGATGATATAAGAAAAGAGATTCAAATAGCATTTGCTAAAAAATATGATTTTAGATTTTGGGATATTAATACTATAATAGATTGGGCTGATTTATTAAATATAGCAAGAAGCGTAGAGGGAGTTAAATATATACCAGATACTTATTTTTATCCGAATAATGATGTAGTAATAGATAAAAATAAAATACCTAGATTTAGAGGGTTTTTGATGTTGAATTTAAGTGGGGGTGTTTTAACTAATTATAGCGGAACAATTAATCCAATATATTATCCAAGTATAGCTGACTTTAGTTATCAACAAACAATTTTAAATAGTTTATAAAATGTCACAAACAAGATTATTGCCCATAGTAACAGATAATTTTGATGTTTCTTCATTCGCTAATACTATAATTTATTATTTTAATACTAGTAATGAAATAACTAAAGCTATTATAACTGAAGACAATGGAGATAATAATTATATTAATTATTTAGAAGGTGAGGGGTTAGTTGCGTTAAGAAATTTTCCATACGGCACTAATTGTTATGTTGATAATTATGGAAAATTAATAATAAAAACAAGAGATACAAATATTTATGATATTAATACTAATGGGCATTTAACATATAGCTATTAATTAATAAAAAAATATTTTATATAAAGAAAAAATTTATTATTTTTAAACAAATATAAGAAATATAAATGCCACCATTAACTATAATAGATTTAGGACAAATACAAGCACTGCATATAGGATTAACTGCACCTTTAAATAAAAAGATATTATGGTACGATGATAACCCAGGTGTAAAAATTATAAAATATTACGATACTATAACCAGTACGTGGGTATCAATTATATGTGCTAATACAACGTTCTTAAATTTATTAAACCCTATTGAAAGATTCGTTGTAGGCGCAGGTGGACAATCAGTGTTTAATACAACTTTAGACGTTAACGATAATTGTAAAATGTCAATACAGGGTATAATTCAAGATACTTTACTATACACTAAAACAGGTCAAAAACAAGTAACCCACAACGAAACAATATTAGAAGGTGCAATAGTTTTAATTTGGAATTAATATGAAAAAAATAATTTTATTTATATTATTAATAACAACAATAATAAGTCATTCACAAATAAATAGAAGGAATATTGTTACTGTAAAATCTAGAACTACTGCCTTTGGAACTACTTGTGTTATAAATGATGTTATATTTTGTGTAGATAGTTCTAAATTTTATTATTTAACTACAGCCGCATTATCAACAGCAAGTCTCTCAACCACCCCACATAATAATTTAAGTAGTAGTGGTTGGAATTTAAATGGGAATACACTTATAGATAATAATAGTTATTTAGGAACTAAAAATAATTACAATTTTAGCATTAAACGTAACAATTGGGATTATTTAAATTTCTATCCTAAATATATGGGTGCAAATAAAGCAATATTAAGTACTGGACTTGGAACATTAGGATTTACTGAAAATTTGGGTATTGCAATCGGATTTGGTTATTTTTCCGGAACTGCTGATACTTGTGTCGTAAATAACACAAGTTACACATCTAAACTAGTTTTTGGAGATACGAGATTTTTTTATTCAAATGCAACTGGCAATGGTCATGATGCCGAAATAAGTTGGACTGAAAGATTTTGTTATAACAACGCGACAAACAGATTAGGAATAGGAACAACTAACCCACAGGAAAAAGTTGATGTAACAGGAAATTTAAAAGTAAGTGGAACGGCAAAAATAGGTAGTTTATTATATCCAACAGGAGTTACAGGAGTTACAGGTCAGGTTCTACAAACAGTCGATGCAAATGGGACATTAGGATTGTCGAGTGTTGTTGGAGTTACTGGTGCAACAGGTGTTACTGGTATTAATGGTAGCAATAGTTTAGTATGGACACAAGGAACATATACTAACACAGGCGAGTTTGGTGGAAATTATGCTAATTTATCTGCAATAGATATTTTTTCTATTAACGAAAAAGAAAAAAATGGAACAACAGTAACAAATTGGTTTTCATCTTTAGGTACTAATAGCATTTTACAAGTAACAAATATTTCAACTCCTAATGTATTTGGTATTTATAGAGTAACTAGCGTAGGATTAACTGGAAATTATTACGATATTGGAGTAACTTGTGTAAGTTGCACAGGAAGTTTATCTGCTACGGATTTTGCAATAAGTTGGGTTAATAATGGAGTTACTGGAAGCACAGGTGCAACAGGTAGCAATGGTACTAACGGAGCAACCGGAGCGACAGGTGCAACGGGTGCAACTGGTAGTACTGGACTAGGGATTAATTGGAGAGGTGCATGGGCATATGGAACAACTTATTCGGTTAATGATGCAGTAAATAATGGAAGTCCAAAATCAAGTTACATTTGTACTACTGCACATACATCAGATAGTTTAGCAATGAATAGTTTTGTAGCTGATGGAGTAGGTGGATTGCAAATAGGAGATAGTAGAGATAATATTATAGTTGGAGATACACTTTATTTTACTTCATCATCATATGGTTCGTTTCAAGCATTATTAGTAAGCAATCCATTAATTCCAGTAGTATTAAGTACAGTAAATAATGGTGATGGTGGAAGTTTATTATCAGCAGCAAGAGGATTTGCTATAGATACTGGATATGCTTATGTATGTGGACGTAATGATAATGCTATTAATAAAATAGATATAACCCACGCAAATGCTATGACTTTTGTTTCAAAAGCTGTTGATGGAGTAGGTGGGGTTGTATTATCAGCACCAAATTCTATTATAGTAGTAGGTAATTATTTATATGTTGTTAATTATTCAGGCAATTCAATCGAAGTATTAAATAAAACAACAATGGCTCATGTAACGACTTTAATAAATGGAGTAGGTGGGGTTGTTCTTAATGGCCCATGTTCGAATACTTTTATTCAAAAAATAGGTAATTATTTATACATCAGTAATCAATTCGTTTCAAATATTGAAGTCATAGATGTAACTAATCCTTCTGCACCTGTTCATAAATGTACAATTGATGATTATGCTGATGGTGGACAAATACGTTTAAATACTGCAAATATAAATTCTTTAGGAAATAATTTATTAGTTATAGATTACGTCTTGCATAGTTTGATGGCAATAGATGTAACTAATCCATTAAAACCAAAATTTATAAGTAAAATTACAGAAAGTGATGTTAATTCAAATTTCCACAGACCATATAAAATAATTATGAGAGGTAACTATGCATATATAAGAACAGATAATTATCCTTCACCACCAAATGCTTTTATGATATTTGATTTTACTGATATAAATAATATTAAATTTGTAGATGAAATTCTTGATGGTGAAGGCGGTGTTCATATTGGTGGGTTATCAGTAAATGTTAAAAATGGTTATTTATTAAATTTATGGACTAATTATGAAATATTAAATAATAACAATAAACCAGAGATAGGTCAAACATGGACAAATTATTGGGATTATTTAGCACAAGCAGGCGATAATGGTTCAATTTCATTAGATTCAAATATAGTTACAGAGTATAATAAAGCAATGACAAATGCAAGTAATGATACTCTAGCATATTTTATATTAGGAGCAGACAGTGCAGTAAAGGGAAATTTAGATTATTCATTTTCAGCATGGACATTATTACAAAGTCAAAATGATGTAGGTGGTGGTTTAATTTTTGGTTGTTGCGTAAGAAATGGAATTATTGTTGATAATTATGTAACTGGTGGTTCTACAAGGCAAACAAAAACCACAGGGACATTAACTACAACACTATCTTTAATTTATAATAATACAACAAAAAGAGTATATCTATTAATGAATGGGGATTCTGATTTAACGACACCAATAGAAACATCATCATTTACTATAACTAATCGAAGTAGATTAACTAAAATATTTAAATATTAATTATGAAAAAGTATATTTATTTTTTATTTATAGTAATATTATTTGTAAGTGCAACATGCAATTCTAAAAAGTCTTATTATGTAATTGCAGGGGATTTTACTAGTTATAATAATATTAACACAAATTATTTAACTTTAATAGATACATTAGGAAATATTGATGCTACATTTAATAAAGGAGGTATCGGTGCAAATAAAACAATATCAGTAATATCATTATATAAGGATAATAAAATATTAGTTGGAGGTCGTTTAACAAAATATAATGATTATAAATCAGATAGAATATTTATGTTAAATCTAGATGGAACAATAGATAATACATTTAAAGCAATATTACCAATAGATTCAAACGCTTTTGTTCATTCTATTATGCCATTAAATAGTGGTAAAATATTAATTGGATTACAATGGGACGTATTTAATGGGCAAAATCGTTTATTTAAAATTACTCAAAGTGGAAAAGTTGATACTGAATTTAATAAAGGAAATAAAGGAACAAATGATGACGTATTGAGTATATTAAAAGATGGAAATTCATATTATATTATGGGTTGGTTTAAAAAATATAACGATGTAGAAAATAATATGATATGTAAAATTGATGAAAATGGAAAGTTAGATACAACATTTAAATGTAAAATAAAAAATGGAAATTTTATTCACAAAGCATTATTAAATAACAATAAATTATATGTAGTTGGAAATATTCCTAATAGTGTAGTATGTTTAAATTCAACAACAGGAAATATAGATACTACCTTTAATTTACCAATAAATTTTAATTTTCCATGTTATTCTATAGCTAATAGTGACAATAATATTTATTTAGGATATAATGGAGAAATTGAAAATAATCTTTTTGCTATAAAATATAACGGAAGTATTGACACTACATTTATTGAAAAGAAATTTAATCTAGATTCTGGAAGATTATCGATAGATAATTTATTATTTGATAATAATTCATTAATAGCTATCGGATTATTTACAGGTAGAGATAATGAAAAAAGAAATAGAATAGTTTCTATAAAAGAAAGTGGAAATAATAACAACATTTTTGACCAAGAGTGTTTTAATGGTAGAGCATTTACAATGATTAAAATAACTAAATAAGCATGAAAAAAATATTATTAATATTATTATGCTTTTACTCTTTTATCGGATTTTCACAAGTAGAAGTTGGTAAAGGTTCTGAATATATAATTATTCCAACATCTACAGGTAGTACAGGTGCAACGGGTGGTATTAGGTATGGGAATTCAACTTTACAATATAATACAGGTGCCGCATGGGTTTCAATGGGCGTAACTGGGGCTACTGGAAATACGGGTGTAACAGGAAATACAGGATTACAGGGCATTACTGGTAACACAGGCGTAACAGGTGCTAATGGTACTAACGGATTAACTGGAGCTACTGGTGGAACAGGAGCAACAGGAATTACAGGAGGAACTGGAGCAACTGGAGCAACAGGTTTGACAGGTGCAACAGGAAGCACAGGTGCAACAGGAAGTACAGGTGCTACTGGAAGTACAGGAGCAACAGGGACTAATGGCACTAATGGAGTTACAGGGGCAACAGGTAGTACAGGTGCAACGGGTGGAACAGGAGTAACAGGAAGCACAGGTGCGACAGGTAACGAAACTCTTGCAGCTGATATGGACACTTATGGCTTCTTAAATCAAACACAAACCTCTATTGGATTTGACGGAACAAATACGTTCACATTAACAGATGCAGGTAGTGGTTGGACTTATTATAGAACAGGTGTTCGCAATACAATTTCTGGAAATAAGACAGTAACATTATCAGGAAGTCCACCAGCAGCAACAGCAACATATTATATTTATTCTGATGCTAATGACGGAACATTAAGCAGTTCAACTTCAACGTGGATTTTAAATGATACAAAAGTCCCTGTGGCAACAGTAGCTTGGAACAACACATTAACACCTAAATTTTGGTTAGCAGAAGAAAGACACACAGATAAAATAACAAGACGTTCTCATTATATTGAGCATTATTTAGAAGGTAGCAAAGCACAGACAGTAGGAGCATTAACAGGATTTACTTTAAACTCTGATGTAAATGCAAACAAGACTTTTGCCATTGCACAATCTACTTTACTTGATGAAGATATAATACAAACAATAACAGCATTAACGCAACCTAATGGAACAAATACTGATTATGTTGTATTTTATAGAACAGCAGCAAGTACGTGGGGTTGGAAAGCAAGTAATATGCCTTTTGTTTATAACGTAGGAAACACAAACGATTGGATTCAATGGGATAATGCAGGAACAATGACTGATGCGACTGGTGGGGTAGGTGGCAGTACTCGTTGGGTTAATTCATATATGTTATTGACAAATTTTAGTGGTGCAGCAAGGTATGTATTTATTATGGGACAAAGCATATTTTCATCACTTGCAACGGCACAGGCAGAAGCACCAACAAGTTTTACATTAACAGGAATACCTATTGCTGAATATTCAATCGTATATAGAATAACTTGGACAACAACAACCTCAACTTCGCAAGGTAAATGCAGATTGGCAGCAAATCCTCAATTAATAAGTGTTTCGCCAATAAGTAGTATAGCAGCAGGAAATACCATTGACCATAATACATTAGCTAATTTACAAGGTGGACAAACTTCGCAATACTATCATATAACAGCAGCACAATCAAATGGACTTAATACAGGCACAGGATTGGGTGTGAATACAGCAAGTCCAAATGCAACATTAACAATTCAGAGTAGTGGAAGTACAAGTGCTTCAAATGCTCTAACGATAACAAATAGTGGTGGTACAGAATTAATGAGAGTACAAAGCGATGGAACAGTTGGGATAGGAACAACAAGTCCTGCGTGTATGTTAAGAATACAAGGAGTTGGAGCAACTAATATGTTATGCGTACAAACTTCGGGTGGAAGTCAATCTTTATATGTTCAAAATACTGGCAATGTAGGCATAGGAAATACAAATCCACAGTATATATTTGACGTAACAGGTACAGCAAACGTATCATCGGTACTTAAAATTGGTGGTGTTGATGTACCTACAATATCTTCAACAAATACAATAACAAATAAGCGAATACAACCGAGAACTTACTCTACAACATCGCTATCAACACTTACGCCAGAAATAGATACTTATGATAGATTTCTTTTAACAGCACAGGCAGGAGCATTAGTAATAGCTAATAATTCTACCTCAACACCTGTAAGTGGCGAGAATATGATGGTTAGAATAAAGGACAACGGAACAGCAAGAGGAATAACGTATGGTTCATATTATCGAGGAGTAATAGGTGCTTTGCCCTCAACGACAGTAATAAGTAAAACTTTGTATCTGGGTTTTATGTGGAATGTAGCAGATACTAAATGGGATTTGATATTAATTGCACAAGAGCCGTAGCTACTATGAAGAATATATTTATAATTATATTAATTTTAGTTGTTCAGCAATCTTATAGTGCTTCACGTTATTGGGTTGCTGGTACAGGAAATTGGAACAGTACTGCACATTGGAGTACAACTTCTGGTGGTTCAACTGGTGCAGCAGTACCAACATCATCGGACAATGTTTACTTTGATGCAAATTCAGTTACATCAGGTTCACAGACGATAACCTTGAACGCTACAATGAATTTTCTTACACTTGATTTCACAGGGATAGCAAACAATCCTACAATAGAAGGAAATGGCGTTACTGCCAACGCTTATGGAAATGTAACATTTACAACAGGTTTTACTTGGGGTGGTAGTTTTCCAGCTATTAGCGATTGGTATTGGAAAGCCACAGGAACGGCAACGCTAATAACAGGTGGTAAAAATCTAAACTACATAAGTTATCATCATTTAAGTACAGGGTGTACTTTAAGTTTAGGTAGTAATGTAAGTATGCAAGGTTTATATTTTGAAGGTGGAACGCTAACTACTAATAATTACAATATAACATCTGGGTTGGGTTTTAATTGCTTGGGAACAGGTGGAACTTTAAATTTAGGTTCATCTTTAATAACCTTGTCTAATTCAACAACGGATTATCAATGGAATATGACAACTGCTTGTACGATAAATGCAGGAACATCAACAATTAAGTTTTCGGCAACATCAGGGACATTGAGTTTTATAAATACAGGTGCAGCAGCAACTTTCTATGATATATGGTTTTCTGATGGTGGTACAACTACATTAGCTGTTAATTGTGCAAGTGGAACAACTTTTAATAATGTTACATTAGCTGGTTCATCAACTATACTGAACACTTATACGTTTAATCAATTAATACTATCTCCTGCGAAAACTTATACAATAACGACAGGGAAAACACTAACAATGAATTGGCTTCAAGCCATAGGTACTAACGGAAACAATGTATCAATAGCTTCAAGCACAACAACAAATGCAACAATATCAATAGCATCAGGAATGGTATGTGAAGATTATATCACATTAAATCATATAACAGCAACAGGTGGAGCGACATTTCAAACAGGAGTGAATTATACCGATGCTTGTTCTGGGTGCAATACAGGGTGGAGTTTAGGAACTTGCGTCAGACCTGTATCGGCAGGAAGCGGATTTACATTTTTTAGATAAATATAAATATAAAAATAAATTATATGAAAAAATTAATTTTAATAACAGGAATTTTAATAAGTAGCTTACTATCAAACGCACAGGATATAGATTCATCTACAACTGGCGACATCATACCTGATACAAATATTGTAACTAAAATAGATACGAATTTTGTAAATTATGTAGATACGAATTTTGTAAATTTTGTTTGTGCTGATATGACTATTATGGACACGATTGTTAATGGCAATTCGTGGAATATAAAATTAAGTAATGGTTATCCAAGACCTTTATATGACAAAAAGCAATGTATGCTGCAATTTGAAACAAAGATATTAGATGAAAATAATAAAGAAATTATATTCATTGGGCAAGATAACGTGATTTATACAACGAAAAAAGATTTTTGGTATTTTATTGGTGCAGGAATTTTGAAAGACCAAACACAAGGTAGAGAAACGATTAACAGATTAAAGAGATATATTAGAATTTTGTTTTTTAATAAATAAATAAAAAGCATGAAAAAGATTAACGGATTTTTAGCAGAATATGACCATTTAATAAGAAAGCTAATGCTAACAGGAATAAGTGTGTTAGGAGGAGTTTGTATATTTTTTATAACAAGATATATACAGAATAATGATTGCGACCACAAGGAGATAAAGACGGCTGTAATGTTAGTAAAGGAAATGGTAATTGAAATTCGAGCAGATAAGAAAGGTTCTAATGATTTAATAAATATGCAGTTATTACAACAACAAAAACAAATTGATGAGTTGAGGCAACGCTATGTTTTTAAAAGAAATAAAAATAATGAAACAACATACTATCCGAGTTATCCAAGTATTTCAAACAGTTTAACCTTAAAATAGAAAAATTATGTTTTGGAAATTATTATTAAATAAAGAAAAAGTTATCGTGTTAATAAGACTTTTAAGTGAATTAATTAAGCTATTAAAAAAAGATAAATTAGATAGTCGATTAATGGCAAGTCTTTCGGGTAATATAAATACAGCAGTAACAACAACGGATATTCAAATAAATTCAATAGAGCAAAAAATTGAAATATTAAAAACAGAATTAAACATTAAAATTTAAAGCTATGAATAAATTAATTATTATTATATTGATAGTATTTTCTATTAATATATATGCAGAGAATACAACAAACAAGAGCAATGTAAAAGTATCAATAGTAAAAGTAGATTCATTAAAAAGAGATACATCAAAAGCTGAAAAGGTTGTAGTTGCAACTGATAAATTAGTGACAGAAATATCACAAAAAGATATTCCAGAAGCAGATTCAGATAAAATGACTTGGCTAATTTATATTAGCAGCGTGTTAGTACCTTTATTATTACAATGGTTTATAAGAATAGTTCCTACCGCATCTAATTGGAAATTATTACAACTCATAGAACTTTTAGCAAAATTATTAGTAAAAATAGCAGGATTAATTAGTAAGGTTGGTAATTTATTTCCTAATAAGAAAAAGGGCGGTGGAAATCACGATGAGTTGGCAAAATTGGAACAACCTAATGACACAGGATTAATTGGTAAGTAAAATATTAGTAATATTAGAAATGATAGGTATTATAGTAATGGCTGTTATTATAGTTTTACCGATAGCAATATTTAAATTATTTAAAATTTATTAGTTATGGTATTAGATATAGATATTTGCAGAGAACTAAGAGTAGGCGACACAATTGCTGTTCATGGAACATCATATTTAGCAGACGCTATCGAATTAGCACAAAGCATCGAAAGTAAAGAATTGTGTAAATGGACACACACGATGACTGTTTGCGAAAAATATATGAATAAGATATATGTAAGCGAAGCCATTGAAAAAGGAATTGTAAAAACAGACTTTCAAACTTATTTAGATAGTGGTAAGCAACTAATGAGGTTGCGTTATAAAGGAGCAAATACAGAAGATTATGCAGTTGAATTTAAAGAACTTGCAGACTACTATTCTGGCAGGTCAAGATATGATATTATCGGTTTGCCTTTGCAAGGAGTTAAATTATTAATAAAACTACTCGATAAAAAAGCAAATATAAATATTAAGAATAAGAAAAAAAGATTTAAATGTGTTAGTTGGAGTGCTTTTAATTATTACGAAATATTAGACGATTTATCTTTTGAAGAATATACTAATTTTACAGTAGTTGAATTTATTGAAAGTGGTAGTTTTGATTTAGAAGTAATAAAAAGAAATTAAGTGTGTTAGATATAAATATATGCCCAGTATGTCAAACCATATTAGAATATGGTAAATATATTTGCCCTTATTGTAATACTGTTATTGTAAAATAATGTAAAATTTAATTTATTAAAAATGTACGGTATAAATGAAATAGAATTATTTGTTTATACAAATATCACAGATGGTGAAGGAAATGTGATAAAGGCATTAAAGTCTAAAATATTGATTAATAAAGACGATTTTGATGTCCAAGAATACGTATCACCACGTACATTAAAAATATCTAAAACTAAATGCATTATATATCGTAAAGACCGTAATGAGTATCAAATATGCCACGGTTCTTACCAATCTATAAAAGATAAAAAACAAAAAAGGAATAAAATAGGTTTTCAAACTAAAATAAAAAGTAAACATTAATTTTTAAATTATGGGTAGACCTAGGAGAACACACTTATATCATAGATATGATATGATAACAGGTAATTATCAATGCAGTATGGATATTACATCGATTACACAAGCCGGATTATTACTTGATAGTATAGATCACTGGGCGGATAAAAAACATATTTATAAAAGTTTTTGGAGTAGGGAAAAACGGAGTAATTATTTTAAATCAAAAATAGAAAAAAACATTAATATTATTAATAGTGAACCAGATAAAATAAAACAGTCATTGAATTATGATTTTGATATTAAATCAGAACTTCTTAAAAAACCACAATCATTAACAAACCTAGTAAAAAAACACAATACGATACCCGAAATAGTATTATCTAAAATAGATTTATTAAAAAAAGAAAATTATAATGTAATAGAAAAAGATAATATCTATTATATAGATAAAACATTAAAAGAAGGTGGTATATCAACGCTCAATATGAGTATGTGGAAAGGAGATAAATTAAAAATAGGCTTCACTTCAGATAATCATTTATGCAGTCATCACGAAAGACTAGATGTTTTAAATTTATTATATGATATATTTGAAGGTGAAGGAATATCTACAGTATTTAATGCAGGTAATTGGATTGATGGTGAAGCAAGATTTAATAAAAACGAAATACATACAAAGGGACTTACAAAGCAAATAGAATACGCCGTAAGAGAATATCCATATAGAAAAGGAATAAAAACTAAGTTTATTGCCGGTGATGACCATGAAGGTTGGTACACTATTCGAGAGGGGGTAAATATCGGTGAATATTTCCAAATGAAAAGAGAGCTTGCAGGGTTAAGTGATTTAGAATATTTAGGATATATGGAAGCTGATATAGAGTTAACAGAAGGCGGTTTCGATAATAATTCGTGGTTAAGAATAGCACACCCTGGAGGTGGTTCAGCATATGCAACTAGTTATACTAGCCAAAAAATAGTTGAGAGTTATCAAGGTGGTGAAAAACCAGCCGTTTTATTATTAGGACATTTTCATAAATTAGATTATGCTTATCCACGAGAAGTACATGTAGTACAAACCGGATGCACAATGGACCAAAGTACTTTTATGAGAAAAAAACGAATAGCCGCACATTTAGGTGGTGGAATAATTGAATTAAATAGAGCAAAAGACGGCACTATAAATCGCTGTAAAGTTGAATTTATAACTGCGTTTGATAAGAAATTTTATATAGGCAAAGATAAATATTTAAGATAATATCACAATGGTACAGTGTTATAAAAAAAATATTAATAAAATATGTAAAGATATAACACAAGTGTGTGATGATTGTAAATTAAAAGATTATATAAACAAATCACATATATATAAAATATGTCCTGTATGTTGCGGTTTACAAAAAGTAGAACAATACGGATTAGAAAGTAAATGTGTATTTTGTGCAGGTATAGGGGTTTCGGAACATGGTATAAATTTAAAAAATTTAACATGAGAAAAATAATTTTAATATTATTGTTATTTATAATAAAAACGTCCTTCTCACAAATAATAGTTGATTATTCGGGTTTTAAAGTATATTTAGACACTATATATAAAACTACTAAATATTCATATTATATTTTAACACAAGCTAAAATAGCTAATAAAAGTTGTAATAGAGCTAGTGGTTTTAAAATAGATGAAAGATACGCGCAATATCAATTAACTAACAAAGATTATAGCCATAGCAATTATGATAAAGGGCATTTAAGTCCTGCAGAAGATTTTAGATATAATGCTGTGGTTGAAAAGAAATGCTTTTATATGACTAATATAGTACCACAGAATCCACAATTAAATAGAGGGCAATGGAAGTTACTAGAAGAACATGTAAGAGATTTAAGTAAGGGGTATGACAGCGTATTAGTTATAACGGGGTTAATATATGATACATTAAATAATGAAAAATTTAAAATACCCACATATTTTTTCAAAGTGTGTTATATATATAAGTCTAAAGAATGTGAAGCATATCTAATACCTAATAAATCAATAGTAGATTATAAAATATATCAAATATATAATTTTAAAATAATAGGAATGGTGGAAGAAAAATTAAAAAAAATGATAAAGTATGAATAGTGATTTCGATTCAATAAGACAACGTGTATTAGATTTAGGGTATAAATTTTTCGATAACGGTGATTACAATTTAAATCATATATGGGTAAGAACATCTGAAGAAATAACTAATAAATTCGATGATGTATACTATTGTTTATATTATATAAATAACGAACCACAAATATTATCTATACCATGTACTACAAAGCCGGGTAAAAATAATATTATTACATATATGTTATTACCAGGACAATATAGTCAAGCGTGGCGATTTAGTAATGGAATATCATTATCCCGTTATCCGTTCACTTTCCCGCACTTTAGACAAATTAAAAACTTAAAATGTTGGAAAGTATTTCCAGGCGGAAATATAGATAAAAGTAATATTATAATAGATAATCAAAACCATACACATTGGCACGCTATGAGCAATCCCGGTCGTAGTGGATATAATGTAAATAATTGGTCTGAAGAATGTATGGGAGCTGAAAGTCCTTTTTTTAATAAAATAATAGAATTAACTAACAAAGCGCTTCCAATATATGGAAGTGTTTTTACTGGTACTATAATAGAAAAATTTTAAAATATGAAAAAATTACAATTCATAATAAACATATTTAAAATAATAAAACACATAGATTTAAAGCAAATAAAAATAATTTTAAGTATGTTATTAATAATATCGACCATATATTTAGCTATACGTAATCAAAAATTAAAAGAACAAAAAGAAAAAGCTGAAGCTGAAATTTCTATTAAAACAACTGAGATAATACAATATAAAGATGAAATAGGTAGAACAATTACTAAAACACTAGAATATTCGAAAACCATAGAACAATTAAAGTTTTCAAAAGATAGTATAGAAAAACGAATATATACTGAATTAAAAAGAAGTGATATAAAAAACAAACAAATAACATCATTAATGTATGGTTATTTAGAATCTAAAAATACGATAAAAGGTATATATAAAGATTCATTATTATTATTAAAAAATAAAAAAGATACTATTTTTTTAGAAAGAAAATTATCAAAAATTATAAAATTTGATTATCCGTTTATAAACGCAACGGTAATATTAGATTCCGTACCAAAAATGACATATTCTAAAAAAGAAGAAATATACGGAGTTACTACATCGGAAAGACCAGTTAGTAAGTTTTTTATATTTAGATTCTTGGGGATAAAATTAGGTAAAAAACAAAGTTATATACAAGTAAAATCGACAGACCCAAATACTAATATAACTATAAGAAAAATTGATATACAATAACTAACGTATTAAAATTTTTGTTATATTTATAAACATTAATTATAATTCACTTTAATGGCTATAATAAATAATAGTTGTACTGAAATAGGGGATATATTTCTTATCGTAGCAGATATACCATTAGTTGGATTAACCTCTATTAATAGTTATACAGATGTGCTTGTCGGAGAAACAGCTAATAGATACTTCATTAAAGAATTTAAATATTCGACTGACGGTTTAAATTATTCAGATTATATACCATTAAATAATGCTAATTTACAAGCAATAAGTGTTAATCCGGGTGATTATTTTTATATTCAATATAAATATACTCGTACTGGAAATGATGACACAGGAGTGTTAGAATTCACTAGTATCTCATTAAATAGCACATTTCAATCGATAAATTCAAATAGCGCGTTCAATAAAAGTATTTTTCATCAATTTATAAATTATCCAGATTTAGATGTTATAGCTTGGTGTGTAAATGTTTTAGATAAATTATATAAAAACGGAATAGTTCCTAATTATATAATTAGAAGAGCTAATCAAGATAGTTCAGAGGATAGAGATTATATAGATTTTTTTAAATCCATCGCTTTCTTTTTCGCAACCATAATAATATATGGTCGTGATTTATTAGAAAAAATAGATTCTAATGCTGCTTTATTACAAGATTTTTTAAAAGAAAGAAATTTATTCGTTAGAGATAATCAAAACATACAAGATTTATTGTATTTAAAATGGAAATATAATGATGAGATTAGACAAAGAGGAACTATTCAAATAACAAAAGAAAATATAAATACACAAGAAAATACTACAAATATATATAGTAGTAAATCTAATATAGATAAACAAGTAGATGGGGAGTTATTGAGACTAATATCATATAACCCAGGTGATGAATTTATATTTAATAAAGTAAAAAGAGAACATTGTGGTTGGAATGTAGACAATAGCAGTCCTTTATTTAAAGGATTAACTATTCAAAATTCAATTAATAAAGCATATGAAGATAGTGAACAAGTATTCGATTTAAGCCTATATCCTATTTATAATAGAGGTCATGTATCTAGAGAGAAAAACAATGGAGAATGGGTAATGGAAATAGTAAATGTTCCTGTAGGTGAAATAGCTGGAATAGCTCCAGATTTAGATTCATTAATTGATACAGATTTTTCTAAGACTATAAAAGTAGATTCTAGTTTAAATTATGAGATTTCGTTCTGGGTAAAACAACCTTCTTTCGATGATGATATAAGTGAGAGTATAAGTGATAGTATAAGTGATAGTTGCAGTAATAGCTGGTCTTTAGTAGATACACCATTTACGTTCGGCGTATACGGATTTGATATTTCAAATAATCATAAAAATTTATTAAGCTCAGTAACCTCATTGACTCAAAATACATTTTTTTCTAATGTAACGTTAAATAAAAGAGATACGTGGTATTTTGTTAGAGGTATAATGTATGCGACAACTGCTCCAGCTTTATCAACAACAGATGCCTTATTAAATATAGGATTCGGGTGTAATTTGAAATTAGCATCAGATATATCAAAAATAATCCCATATATAGTAATAGAAGGACAACCACTTAATACAAATTGTTTATTAATAAAGGATTTGAAAGTTAAACCATTAGCAACTCCGTTTGAAACTGGATTTATACAATTGTCAAACTTTATTGAAATATGGGTAAAAAATAATAATAAATACGATTCATTAGAAACAATAGAAGATACATTAAGACGTTTTCTATTACCATATAATACAATATTTAAAAATATTTATATATAAAAACTATAAGATATGTATTTAAAATATGCACAAGATTTATTCTTAGGTAAAATAGAACTAACACGATTAAAAGAATCATTAGATGATAATGGATTCAGGGCGTTTTTAAAAGATAATAGTTTAAAGTTTGGTTTAGTTAAGAATACATTAGATGATAATTGGAGTAATGGTTTAACCGAACAAGGAACTAATGTAGGTACTATTAAACACAGTGAAATAAAGGCTATCGATGCTAATGGTAATTTAATATATAAACCAGCTACAGATTTAATAAGCGTACCTAATGATAACACGTGGTATTGGGTTCAAATAACACAAGCATATTCTACTTTAGAAACAGGTGTTGTTAGTATAGATATAAGTGGTAATTTAGTAGGCGATGGAAGTTGTGAGTTTTTAAAAATATTCAGAGGGCAACCTAATTTCCCAACTAAAATAAAATTCTCAAATGCTACTTATAATATACTAGAATATGAAGTATTAAGTGTTATAGATGATAATAATGCGATATTACAAGGAGTATTCACAAGTGAAACTGATCTTAATTTTTCAGTTATAGGAACATTCACACCAGGTGTAGTTATAAATACAGTAGATAAATATCCATTTCAATATGATTCATGTACATTTTCATTAACGTCAAGCTCATCTGTTACCCCACCAGTTTATTCTGATTTTATATTTTATTTAGCAAGGGTTAAAAGAAACGGTACTAATTTATATATAGAAGACAAAAGAAATTATAATATATATAAAACTAGAACAGAATACCAACTTTCAAATATAAATATCACAAACGGAGCTGGGTTAATAGGAATTGAAGCTATAAAGTATGATAATTATATATCTACTAAAGAGCATAATGTTGTTTATATTAGTTGGAATTTTAGAAGTTCTAATTGGACAATAGATACTAATTCTAATAAAGTTACTCTTAATGTCGGAGAAGGCGGTACATATAAATCAATAGCAGATTTCACAGATGGTGATTTTGATAATTGGAGAATTTACGTATCTAACGGGAATTATTATAAAATCAAAGCGTCATCTAAAAGTGGTAGTGCTATAAATTTAGTGTTAGATACATTAAATTATAAAGATTTTACAGATGATTTAACACAAGAATTACTAATTACACCCGATACAGAAGAGATACAAATAAGATTTAAAGCAGCTCAACCAATATTTCCAGCAACAGTATATGATATTACTGAAACATGTGATAAAATATATACATTTAAGATTAACGAAAGAATAGGTAAATGTTGGGTACCAGTATATCAAACAAATAATAATACTGGGTATATAGTTGATTATAGATATAAAACAATAAACAATTATACTATATTTACTTTATTACCAACCACTGATAGCACACATGGTTATTACACTGAAGACCAATTTGATGATTGGGGTGTGGTAGTGGCATCACCTACAAGAACAGCTTACACTAATGACGCTGTATACGCTTATATTTTTTTAAAAACAAATATTAATCATTATTATAACGTTATTCAAAATTTAGTAACAGGTGACGCTTTTGGAATAGAAGAAAGAACATTGAGTAATGCTTCTCCTATCGTAAATTTACAAATAGGAACAGCAAAACAATATCAAAAATTAATTGGTGATGGGATAGTTTTGGGGGCAAATTTATTTATTAATTTAAGTAAAATAGCAGGAAAGAACGGTAATAATTTTTATTTACATTTTACACCCTCTGATTTAAGTGATAGTTTAGGGGATCCTATTCCTACTATTGATTTAAATAGTAAACAATTAATGATCGTAACAGATTATGTAAATCCGACAAATTATGTATTAGTTAAAGAATTAACTCAAAATGATATAGATTTTATAGATAATTCTGATGCTGGTTTGTTTATGAAATTTACTTATGATGGTAGTGATTGGGTATATGCTTCAATGAATGAAGTAGATGAAGAAGAGACACCGGTAACAATTTCTAATTCAGATATTACTTTATGGCAGAACACTGCGGGTACGATAGCTACAACATCTTCATTAAGTAGTGTTACAGGTGGTTATACTACTAAGAGAAGACAGAAAGAAGTTTTAATAGATTTCGATATGAGATTATCGATTACTAGTACTAGTAGTGCACCCCCTGCAGGGCAAATAGCAGCTATAGAATTGTCACTACCGTATCTGTTCAAGCGAGTACAATATGGTACATATAATTTATCTAACACCGCACCCACATATTATCCATCCGGTGCGATGCCAATGCTCGTTGAACAAAACGGGGGTAGATTAGTTTTCAATTGTGCAACGTTAAACGGTGCTACAGGATTGAATCTAACCGGTGGTAACGCCGCTTTCAATTACACGTATCACGGAAATCCACCGAAAGCGTATTTAGATACAGAATTTAATGGTGGTGGGAATTTTGGTAACGGTGGTTTAGTTATAAGATTATTTGGTCAAATGGTTTTACAAATAATATAAAAAAATAAAAAAACATGCAAGTAAATTTCTATACAAAAATAGTAAAAAAAGAATCTGATTTAGTAGTTAATCAGCAAGAAACTATAAATGAAGTATTAAGCAATACTTTATCTAACAACGATTTCATTACACATAAAGTATATCAAGCAGATTATTATTTAGATACTGAGGAATCAACAGTGTGGACTCCGTTGAATATATTTACACTTTTTAATATAGATAAAACAGATTGTAGTTTTATTCATATACAAATTAGAAACCTAGATATAGATGAGATAAATGATAATAATGTTACTTTTGATTTAGGTATCGGTTCATCTATATTAAATTTATCACAAATTACATTATTAAATGTAAGTGAATTAAGTGAAGATGTGATAATATCGGATATAAGAGTATTTGATAAAACAGCTATATTAAATATAATAGTAGGAACAAAATAAATTAAAACAACATGGAATTATTCTATACTGATGCAACAATATATAATACCAAACAGAGCGACCCATCTAAAAGTTTAGGTGGATATTTGTCATCTTCTAAAATACCATCAGGTAGCTTAGAAAACATGTTCTCATCTATATCTCAATTAACTGTTAATAATGATACTTATGAAATAATAGGTATTATATTAAAAAATACATCTGGGGTTATTAAAAATAATGTTAAAATATGGGTAGAATTACCGATAGATAGCGTTGTAAATATTGAAGCAGCTATTGTAGAATTAACCCAAGACAATAATGGGTATTTCATGGAAAACATACCAAATAGAAACTCATTACCATATGAAGCTACATTCTATGATATAGAAACAGAAACAAATGCATTAGATTTAGGGAATATGAATAATGGTGCTATGTTTGGTATATGGTTAAAAAGACAATTAAATCCGTCTACAGCAGCATTAACAGATGCTCAATTATATAGTAATTATTTAAGTAATACCGCAACCACAACAAAAGAAGAAATATCTTTAAAAATAGATTTTTCTTAATTAATTATAAGTGAGTATAATAACAGTGAATTAAACTTATAATATATCAAAAGTATATAAAAAATATACTTTAAAATATGTTTTATATAAATTTTTATATTAATTTTATTAAAATTTTAAATTAAATAATTAATTAAGTATTTCTAACTAAAATTTAAAAACATGACAAAACGTGCATTAAAAGAAGTATGGAAACCGATAAAAGGTTACGGTGGCCACTATTTAGTATCTGATATTGGTAATATTAGGTCTACTTTTCGTTTAATTAAAACTAATAACAATAATGATAGACTCATTAAGGGTAAATTTATATCGCAATTTTCTACACCCGGTGGTAAATTAAGAGTATCATTGCTTTTTAAAGGAAAACAAAAATCACACTATGTACATAAATTAGTCGCTACTACGTTTTTAACTATTACTAAAAATTATGATGTAAATAAAATAGGGTGGAAAAATGAACAAGTACGAGATAATAGGGCATCAAATTTATTTTATTTACCTCTTTCTGTTAAAAAAAATAAAAGACGAACAATACCATGTAAATTCACTTATGATGTAAATAAAACATTAAAGCGAACCAAAGTATTCGAATCATGTACAGAAGCTGCATTATGGCTTACTAATAGAGGGTTTATAAATAAATTTACTGATATTAATACAGTTAAAAAATATATTTCCAAAGCGGCTAAATATAATCTAAACGCATACGGATTTAAGTGGAGTAGATAAAATAATGGAGTTGATAATAAAACATTATTCATACTTTTTTTCTAAATTAACCGGTTATTCAGAATATGATTTCATTCCATCAGAAAGAGAAATTGTAATGATGAATAATTTTTTAAAAATTATTGAAAAAGATGGTGTTAAGGTTAATACTTTAGGTGATTATTTTTGGTTTGATTATTTCTGCTTTCAATTCGATTATTGGAAAGATAAGTATACACGACTTGGTAAAAATAAAGTATCATTTAATTGGGTTGTAGGTAAAGAAGCTTATAAACGTTGGTTAGCGCGTAATGATAATTGGAAATATTTTTGTGAAAGAGGGTTTATAAACAAATTTAATATTAATAAACAAGAATTGTTAGAACAACGTACAACGACAAATTATTGTGAATTAGTATATAATGAAGAACAACTAAAAAAAATGTTCCACACATCACCTAATGATGTTTTAGCTAATTGTTTATTGATGACTACTCTTTTTAATTCAAAAAGTGAATACTGTTTAAAGTGTAATTTTAAACAAGATTGTGAATTACTATTAAAAGTAAAATATTTTAAAATATATAAACAAAGAAACGCTATAAAAGAATCACATGGTAAATCTAATTAATATTTCTATAGGGCAACAAATAACCACTAAAGATGAGTCATTAGTGGTAAAACAAATACTATTTAACCCTATAGCAAATTCTAATCCAAATTATTATATAGAATTAGATAAGGTAGAAGTAAACGACCAACTTAACGATTATATTACAATAGTTACACATAAAAACACTAAAATTAAATTAATACATATAAAAAATTATGCAGTATAAAACAGGTATATGCGCTAATTGTGCTAAAGAGAAAATAATAGTCAATAATACTAAGAAATTATGTTTATATTGCAATAATAAAAGGTTAAAAGACAATAAAAAAGATAAAGTTGACAAAACTAATAAATTATATAATAAAATAAATAAAACATATAATGAAATAGATATTGAGAGAGAACAAATGTGTAGTGGTTGTGGGCAACAAAATCATTTATCAAGGTCGCATATAATATCTAGAAAACACAGAAAGGATTTAGAAGCGGATAAAAATAATATAAAATTACATTGTTTACAAAGAGCGGATGGTTCAAAAGGTTGTCATCAAAGATGGGAAGGTACTTTAGAAGAAAAAATGACATTAATGGATTTTGAAGAAAATATGAAGTATATAAAAGAAATAGATATTCAACATTATAATAAAATTATAAATTTAAGACAATAAAACATGCTATACCAATGCAATTATTTTATATATGATATCGAAACAGGTGGTTTAGATTATACTAAACACCCAATAATAGAAATAGCTATTATAGGTATAAATGAAAAACTAGAAGAAGTATTTAAATATGAAAATTATGTAAAACCATATAATTATTTAATAGTTGAACCAGGCGCACTTAAAGCTAACGGTATAAATATGGATTCGGTTTATAATAATGGAATAGAAGTAAGACAATTATATGAAGATTTAAAAAAATTATTTAAGCAATATAAAGTAGGTAGGGCAAAACCAATATTAGTAGGGCATAATATATATAATTTTGATAATGGGTTTGTTGAGTATGTATTTGATTTATTCGAAAAAAGGAAATCGGATAGTAATTTATATAATTATGTTGAAAAATATTGTTTCGATACTATATTTCACGCTAGACAAAAAACAGGTCATATAGATGTAGAAAATTATAAATTAGGAACAGTATGTAGAGATATGGGAGTAGAATTAATAGATGCGCATAGAGCGATGAACGATACTCAGGCAACTAGAGATTTATTTATAAAATTTATAGAGAATATGAGAAGTAATGAGGTTGCTAAGGCAGAAAAAAATACATTTAGAAAAACATTTAGATTTTAATGAGTGATATAACTAAATATAATCAATTTACATTAAACCAATTGCAGACTACTTATAAAATAGTAGATGAAATAATAGAAGAATTAGATGGGCAAGCATTAATGCAAATGTTTCAAGGTTCTGATGAAGATACTGAAAAATTAATAGATATTTTAGTTGAAGAAACAAATAATGCTATACATGCTACACAAGGGCAAATCAAAAACTCTTCATTTGGTTATTTAGATAAATTGGTAAATAGTTTAGATGATTTGTTAAAAAAATACGTATTGAATTATTTTACAATTACATCAATGCCTGATTTTGAAATGAACTGGCATCACGTAGAATGGGGTTCAATGGTACAAATATATCAATACTTATGTATAGAAGCAGCTAGAGGTCACGGTAAATCTTATTTCTTTTCTAAAAATTATCCATTATGGAAATTATATAGATATGAAAAAGGTAGTAATTCCAAATCAGTAAATAAAGAATTTACATTTTCTAAGAATGGGCAAATAATTACTGGGATTTATGATTTAGGTAAGCGCTTTATGAGTGAAATAAAGACTGAAATAGAAATTAATCCAGTATTAAATGATAAATTATTTCCAAAAGGTAGAGACGAAGGTAGTTGGGGTGCATTAAATATAAAATGCAAAAATGGAGCTGAATTAGAAATAAAATCTATAGATTCTCGATTAAGAGGAGCTCACCCTGGGTGGATAGTGTGTGATGATATATTGCAAGATAATCAATTAGAATCATCGGAACAAAGAGATAAAATGAATGAGCTGTTTGATTCTGTAATTATGAACATGATATTACCAGAAGGACAAGTAATTGTAGTCGGTACTCCTTTCCACGAACTAGACCTTTATGGTAAATTAAAAGCTAAGAAAAAATGGAAAGTATTCGAATACCCAACTATATTCCCAGATGGTACGTTTTTATGGGAATCTAGGCATGGATTAGAATATTTACAAGAAAAAATAGACACTTTATCAACTATATCATTTTCTAGAGAGTTATTATGTAAACCTATATCAAGTGAATCTACTATATTTCCTTATTATATGTTAGAAAAATGTTTCGCATCACAATTTTCTTTAGTGCAAAATCATTATTCTTTTCCAAAGAAATTTGACCAGATAACAGTTGGTTGTGATTTTGCAATTAGTGGTGAAGTTGGAGCTGACTATACTGTATATGTTACATTAGGTATAGATGGACAATTAAATAATTGTAATTATTATATAATGAACATATGGAGAGAGAAAGGTGTTGGATATAATCAGCAATTAACAAAATTGAAAGAATTGAAAATGAATTTTGAGCCAAAGTGTATGATGTGCGAAGATAATAATTTCCAAAAAATAATAGTGGATATGGCAAAAGAAGCTGGTTTACCAGTTATAGGACACACAACAACAACTAATAAATATGATTTAGTTAAAGGATTGCCAGGATTAGCATTGTTATTTGAGCAAGGAAGAATAAAAATACCACGTGGTGACCAATATTCTAAAGATATGACAGATATGTTAATAAATGAATTAATATCAATAGCGTTTACTAGTAAAGGATTAAAATCAGTATCTGGACATGATGATATTGCATTCGCGTTGTGGAAAGCGATATTAGGAGCCAATCATAGTAATAATTCATTCGATTTTACTTTTATTTAAAAAATATATGATTAAATGCGTATTATATGTAGTAATTTTATTAATTTTAATTTTTATAGAGTATTTATTCCAACCAAGATTAGATTATACAGATAATAATAATTTATTATTATGGTATAATAATTATAAGAAAAGAAAATATTTAAAGATATTTTAAATTAAAATAAATATGGATTTTGCGGAAAGTTTTTTATTAGAACTATTCAATTTATGCTTTCATAAGCGAGAAATGTTAGATATTTGTTGTCAACATTTAAAATACGAATATATTCCTAAAGAATCTTACAAATATATATGGAAAGCGATAAAAAACTATTATCAAACTAGTAATAAAATACCAACTATTGGTTTAATATCACAACAATATTCGACTAATAAAGAAATAATAGAGGATTTAAATAATATAAATCAAACAAATATACCTGATTTAGATAGTGCTATAATTAAATTTGAAGAATATATAAAAGATAATTATTTTAACGATGTGTATGATAAATTAGCTAATAGCTATAATTCAGGTAATAAAAATAAAACATTTAATTTAATTAAAGAAGCCGGTGATTATTTAAATAATTTTTCATTAAAAAAGAGCGGTAGTTATTATGAAAGAGTTTTTGAAGGATATAATGAAAGAACTCAAAGTAGAATAATACAAAAAACAAGCCACATAGCTTCTAAAACAAAAATTCCATTTTTTATTGATGAAATAGATAATATAACATATGGTGGTTGTGATAAAGGTGATACTTGGTTAGGGTTAGCACAATCAGGGGTTGGTAAATCTAAATATATTAAATGGAACGGAGTAAATGCTGCAAGATTAGGTAATAGAGTATTGCATATACAAGCAGAAGGGTCTAAAAGAGAATGTATGAATTTATATGATGCTACTTGGACAAGCCAAGCTATATATGAATTAGAAACTGGAAATATTAGTACAGAATTACAACCAAAATTAAAAAAAATAGTTAATGATATTATAGTTAATGATGGTGAGATATATGTTTATGCTGCTGAAAAATTCGATTCTATTTCGATGATGGATATAAGAAATATTGCAACTGATGTTGAACGAAATTTCGGACCATTAGATTGTATATTATTAGATTATTTAGATGAAATAGAACCAGGTGATGGAAAAACATATCATGTTGCAGAAGAAAAACAAAGAAAAGCAGCAATAGCTAAAGGAATGAAAAATTTAGCTGTTGAAAAAGATGTGGTTTTCGGTAGTTGTGTTCAAGCAGGAGATATAATGCCAGATAAATTAAACGACCCTAAATTCGTACTCACCAGACATCATACTTCAGGTGATAGAACATTGATAAAACCTTTCTCATATTTCTTTACTATGAATCAGACAGAAGATGAGTACAATAAGGGTTATATGAGATTATACTGGGAAAAAATAAGAAAATATAAAGGTAGAAAGTTAATACATATCGCTCAAGCATATGAATATGAAAAATTTTATGATAGAAAAAAGACGATAGAATTGTTTAACGATAAATAAAATTATTATGGATTTTATAGGAGCTGAACAAATAATCATAAATAATAATAAACTGTTTTTACCGGAGTTTAATGAAATACTCAAAAACATATGTAACGAAATACTTAAAAACACATATGGTGCATGTGAAATGGATTTTGACGATAATATATCATATTGGCTTAAATTTGAAAGCGGGCAAAAATTAATAGACCGATTAGACGAATTAGAAAACAAATTAAAAACTATTAATTATAATTAATTTATTTATGAGAAAATTAGCAACAGTACAAAGAATAATAAAATTAGAACCAATTATTGGAGCCGATAAAATAGAAAAAGCAACTATATTGGGTTGGGAATTAGTTGTTAAAAAAGGTGAATTTAATATAAATGATTTATGTATTTATATTGAAATAGATAGTATATTACCACAAACATCAGAATTTGAATTTATGCGAGAAAGAAAATTTCGTGTGAAAACAATAAAACTAAAAGGGCAAATAAGTCAAGGTATTTGTTTTCCATTAAGTATTGTATATCCTTATCGTGATTTAAAAGAAGGGGATGATTTAACAGATACAATAGGAGTAAAAAAATACGACCCACAAGTAATTGCTGAAAATAAATTAATAGAAGAACAATCTAAAATTTATAAAAATAGATTAGATAAATTTTTTAAAAGATATAATTGGTATAGAAAATTGTTAATAAAACCATCTAAACTACCATTTCCATCATTTATATCTAAAACAGATGAAGAGCGTATACAAAATTTACCAAACATATGCCAAAGCGAGAAAAACACTATATTTGAAGTTACAGAGAAGTTAGATGGGCAATCTGCGACTTTCTTTTTATTAAAAAATCCTAAAAAATGGCAGTTTTGGAAAAAATATATATTCGGAGTATGTAGTAGAAATCTTCATTTAATTAAAAAAGATAACAGCTCATATTGGTCTATAGCTCAACAATTAGATATTGAAAATAAATTAAAAACATTACATCGTTCATACTTAAATGTAAATTTAATAGTTATACAGGGTGAAATTATCGGACCTAAAATACAAAACAATAAATATAATATAGATAGGTGTGATTTTTATGCTTTTAATTTAAAATTAAACGTAGGCTCTAAAAAATTTAATTATACAAACGCAGAAATGAAAACTATACTATTTCCGTTAAATATCAAAACCGTTCCTTTGATAGATGACCAATTTATATTAAAAGATACTATTTCAGAGATAGTACAATATTCTAAAGGCATATCGATTTTGAATTGTAATGTATTAAGAGAAGGTGTAGTTGTAAGAAGTAAGATGGGAAAATTAAGTTTTAAGGTTATAAATCCAGATTTCTTATTAAAACATGAGTAATATATATTTTACATCAGATTTACACCTAGGGCATAAAAACATTATACAATATTGTAATAGACCATTCGTATCTATAGATGAAATGAATAAAGTATTAATAGATAATTGGAATAGTGTAGTTAAATCAAACGATACCGTTTATCAATTAGGAGACTTTTCTTTTAATAAAAACCCTAAAACATATCTTTCACAATTAAATGGAAATATTATTCATATTTGGGGTAATCACGATAGAAAAAGATATTTAGGAGAACTCCCTAAAAAACTAACATTACAACATAGAAATATGGATATATTGTTATTGCATGACCCCTCATTCATTTTTAATCCATATGATATAGATAATGTATATTTAACAGAAATTGCTTCTAAATGTGATTATATTTTTTGTGGGCATGTACATGAAAAATGGAAATATAATAAATTGGGATTTACTTACATAGATGGATATTTGATACAAGTATATAATGTACCTGTAATTAATGTAGGGGTAGATGTTTGGGATTATAAACCAGTAAATATAGAAGAATTAATAAAATTTAAAAATGAGTAATGATTTAATCAATAGTTTATTCGAATTTGGTGCAAGTGCATTTTTAATAATAAACATACGTATATTATTAAAAGATAAAAAATTAATGGGTGTAAGTTGGGTTCCAACTGCATTTTTTACTATATGGGGTGTATGGAATTTATATTATTACCCAAGTTTAAACCAAATATCGAGCTTCATAGGCGGATTAGCTATATTTTCAATTAACGTTATTTGGTTATTTTTGGTATTTTATTATAAATTCAAAAACAATAAAACATGAAAGATGAAAATGAACAATTTTTAAACCAAGTGCATACCGTATTGGATTCTATTCAACAAGTATTAATAGAAAAGAATAAAAGATATGGTAATTCGGCGTTAGAACCATTAAAAATATTTTCTAAAAAAGATGCATCACAAGCCATATTACAACGTTTAGATGATAAATTGTCAAGAATTAAAAATTCTGAAGAATTAAGAAAAAATGATATATTTGATTTGATGGGGTATTTAGTTTTGTTAAGTATAAGTGAAAAATGGGATTTTTTTGATTTAATTGATTAAATATTGTTTTTACATTAAAATTTTTTATATTTTTATAAAAATTGTGCATCAGTGAACGTAAATAAACAACAGGTAATACAAATATTGAATTTAATTCAATCCGGTTCAAAAGGTTGGTATTCAGGTAAATGTCCATATTGTGATTCTGAAAAATTTGGTATAAAATTTGATAGTGACTACAACGGTCAAAAAAGAACTAATTTCAATTGTTTTAAGGGTGATTGCCAGCAACACGGTAGTATCTTTAAGTTATTAAAAGATATTAATAGACTCGACCTTATAAACGATACCTTTCATAGTAAAATAGATATTGAAAAGAAATTAAGTAATAAATTAAATACTATTTTATTAAATAGCACTGAGACATTGGATTTAAATACAATAGAAAAGCCATTACCAATAAAGTTTAAGCGTATATATTCTGACGATTATTTAAATAATCGTGGTTTTAATGACGGACATTATAATACATACCATATAGGTATCTCTGATAGAGATTATTTATATAAAGATGATTATGTTATTTTTCTTATTATGGAAGATAATATATGTAAGGGACATATAGGGAGAAGTCGTAAATCTAAAGAATGGATAGATGTTTATAATGAAGAATTAAAAAAGAACGGTGTAGATAAAAAATATTTGCGTTGGGTTAATTCTCCTAATACTGATTTTGAAAAATTATTATTTGGTATTGATGAAATTAATAATAAAACAGAAACGGTAATATTAGTTGAAAGTATAACAAGTAAATCAAATGTAGATAGATTATTAAATTTATTTCATACCGATTTTATAAAATGTTGTGCTACTTTTGGTAAAAAAATAAGCAAATATCAAATTGCTAAATTACAAAATAAAGATATTAAAAATATTATATTATTATTTGACCCAGATGCAATCGATAGAAGTAAAAAACATTCTTTAGAATTAAGTCAATATTTTAATACGTCTGTAGGTTATATAAAAGATGAAATGAAAGACCCAGGTAATTTAACAGAAGATGAAATGTATGATGTATTGAGTAATTTAGAAAACGCTTTAGAATTTAATATAAATAAGATACAAAAAAAGAAATTAGAAATAAACCATGGTCGATTTTAAATCTAGGCATCTTAGTTATTACGAGTATCTGCAAAAATTACAATTAGAGTATATAGTAGCAGAACTCAGAAAGAAAATATATCCATCATTAAAAGATAAAAAATACTATTTAAAATTGATGGAGAGTAAAAAAAATACAATTGAAGATATATGTGAAAGAAACTCACTTCAAAATATATTTTCAGATAAAAAAATAAAAAAAGAAAAATATTCTAAAATATACAACATAATAAGTTATCCAAATTTTTTATATAGAGATAAAGAAGAACAATTAAAATTTGAACAAAAAGATAAGGCATACTATTATATGAAAGATACCGATTTCAAAGTATCTATAAATTCAGAAGATAGAGTCGGAAAACTAGTTTCAATATCATTTATAGCTTATTCAGCTACTATTTTATTCGATGATAATAGTGAAGGGGTATATGGTTTAGATATTTTAACCCGTATTTTGTAAACAAAATATTTATTATTGTTAAATTTTAAATATATATATAAGTGTGTAATATATAATATAAATAATTTAATTTTATCAAAAAATAATAAATATGAAAAATAAAGAACTGTACAAACAAGAAGTAGATGATGGTAGTCAAATACGCTACGATATTAATGAAAATTATTATAGTAAGTTGAATAAATTAGCTAAATTATATCGGTTAATTTTTAAAAGAAGGTCCAAAGAGTTTAAACAAGCACATGATATAAATTATTACAAAGGTGGTTGGCCAAAACCAAATACGCCATCTAAAGCGTATATGCTCGCTGAAATGGTTGCTAATGTATTTACATTAATAGAATTTGCTAATTTAGAAAACGATTTCAAAGCACATTTACAAAATAAAGGTATTAATGTCGATTTTCAATCATCTAAAGGAAGTTGGTTTAATGAAATAGATTTAAATTTAGAAACTAAAAAAGGAAGAAAAATAAAAGAATTATGGATAGATGTATTTAATAGTACAGATGATATGTCTGATAGTGGAAAAGATATATTACAATTATTATTAAATAAAGCATCATTAATTCAAAAAGATATATGTACATTGGCAGACGTAATTAGAATAGAAAAAGCACCTATGGTTGAAGTCGAATGTGAAATAAAAGCATTTAATTATACAAAGGCTGTTAATTTAAAATATAAATCCTTAAAAGATAAAGACATATCACAAGACCTTGATAAAGTTAAGTGTGATGCTGAAAATACCTCTGACGCGTTATCTATATTCGAAGAAGATAGTTATCTTGATAAAGAAAAGTAAATTAAAAATGTGTAAACAATATATTTTTAATGTATAGTATATTGTTATCTTAAATTTTTTTTATATTAATTTTGTTATAAAATTATGACACAACGTGATTTATTAGGAGAAATATTTTGTAAATTACAAGATATTCTAAGTAAAACATTTAATAAGCAAATATATCTAAGTGGCGATATTAGTGAAGATAATAAAAGCAGCAATTTAGAATTAATTGATGAAGATATTTTTATTAAATGTATAGAATTATTTGATAATTTTAATATTAAATATAATATAAAAGATAATAATATATTATTAATAGACAATAATTCATTTATTAAAAATTTTATTAATTAAAAATAAAAATATGGATGAACTTCATTTTAAATGGGAAAAATATTCAAATGAACAATTAAAAAACTATTTAAATAGTACTTTATTTAATGATATAGAAAAAGAGGCAATGATAGAAATACTTGCACAGCGCGGTATATTAAAGTTTATAAAAAAAGTTGAATTAAAACCAATTAATAACATTAATCAAATAAAAAAAGAAAATATGAAAAAAACAGAAAAAAATATTGAGCAAAATGAAATAGAGCAATCTATTGAATTAAAACCAATTAATACAGAAATAACTTTCTTTTGTAAAAAAGAAAAAGTAGAATTAACTGGTAAAATAATAGCTTATGCTAAAGATAAAAAACGTGGTCATGATTATTATAAAATAAAAGCAAATAATAAAAATTATTTTAAAAGAGTAAATTAATGTTTTATAGTTCATATAAATTTTCTAATATATATAAATATTTTTTAAATAAATTAAAAAATAATTATCAATACGATATTGATTGTAGAGATTTGAAAACATATGAATTATTGAATATCAATTTTTTATTAAAAAATCCTATAAATTGTCTTTATTATAATAAAAGACGATCTTCTCAATTAGATTATATAATTGCAGAATTACAATGGTATTTTAGCGGAAGAAATGATTTAGATTTTATAAAAAAATATGCTAAATTTTGGGAACAAATAACTAATAAAGATAATACTATTAATTCTGCGTATGGATTTTTATTATTTAATAAAAAAAATGAATATAATTATACTCAATATAAATGGGCAATTAATTCTTTAATTAAAGATAAAAATACTAGACAAGCTATAATGTTTTTTAATCAACCAGCATATCAATATGATGATAATAAAGATTTTATTTGTACACTACACGCTTGGTTTTATATAAGAGATAATAAATTGAATATGAATATTTGTATGCGGAGTTCTGATATAATATTAGGATTGCCAACAGATGTTCCATTTTTTTGTTTATTACAACAACAAGTTTTTTTACATTTAAAAGAAACTTATAAAGATTTACAATTAGGTGTTTATAATCATTCAAGTTATTCACTTCATATATATGAAAAACATTTTAAATTATTAAATGAAATATTAGAAAATGATTTTTTAAATAAACAAATGATATTAAAAGAAAATATAATTAATATAAATGGAGAATATTTAAATAAAAATATAGAAAAATGCATAGAATATGAACATAGGCATATATAAAATAGGAGCCAATACTGATATTGGTATTGATATGACAAATAGTGGTAGTTCTGAAATAATGACACTAATACGACATTTAGTATCTATAGATGTAGATGTAAATTATTATATATTAAATGATATTGATTCTTCTTTTACAACAAAACAAATATCTAAAAATATTTATGAAATAAACATAAATAATATAGATTTATCTAAATTAAATTTAAATAAAATAATATTAAATAATGGTTCTTTAATATTAGAATTATCTAATAGAAAAAATTGTTATGATAAATTAATAAGTTTTATTAACAATAATAATGTTGATATTTTTTTATTTTTTGAAGATATTTTTTTATCTAGATTTTTTAATATTGAATTAAATAATAAAAATATTAAACTTATATCACAATTTTATAATATAGATTTAGTTAAGAATGTAATAGAAAAAGATAATAATATTATAATAAGTAAAGTATATTATTTTCCAATAGAGAAATTTGTGCCATTTTCAAGAGATTATTATAATTTTTTAATAAATAAAAAAGATAAAAACATTAAATATGATGTATATTATGCTGGTAGCGGAAGTAAAAAAATGCGAATAAAAAAATTAGATAATTTATTAATTGATGATTGTAGTAATGTCATACGCGGTTCATTTAACAATAATATGTTTAAAAATATACATCCAACTATTTATAATAATAAAATATCATTTGAGCAAGTGTTTTATGAGTTATATAATTCATTTGCTACTATAATATTGACTGATTATGAATCATTTAATTTTAAAAAAGATATATACACTATATCATCAAGATTATATCAATGCTATCTAACAGATACAATAACATTTATGGATGATACTTTTGATATTAAAAATTTAATAAAATTAAATTTAAAAATTAAAGAATTTCTTATAATAAAAGATAAAAATGATTTATATAAAAAAATAAAATTATTAAAAGAAAATGTTAATTTATATAAAGACATATTAAAAGAACAGCAATCTATAATAAATAATTTAATTTTTAATAAAAATAAATTTTTTATAGAATTTTATAATATATTAATAAATGGATAAAGAGATAATAATATTTGCTGGTGCTGATAAGTCTGGTAAAACAACGTTAGCTAAAATGTTAGCTGAAAAATTAAATATAGATTATTATAAAAAAAATAAACAATGTGGGTTATTCCACGATAATATTGCTTCATATCATTCATTAATGTATGATAATGATATATTATTAGATATTATAAAGCAAAAAAAGACTGGTATTATTTTAGACCGTTCATTCATTTGCGAATATAGTTATTCTAAAACATATAATAGACATACAAATTTTATTAAAATAAAAGAATTAGATGAGCAATTCTATAAACTTAATGCAAAAATTATATTTTGTTATAATTCTAATTATAAATTTAATTTTACAGATGAATGTGTTAATGTTAATGATGTAGATAGCATAAATAATCATTATTTATATTATCTACAATATGAAACAAATATGAAAAATTTTATTTTAGATATATCTAAAAATAGTATAGAAGAAAATTTAATACAAATCATAAAATTTATAAAAAATGAAGATACAAAAAATTAGAAATGTAAAGACTCCAAATAGGGGTACTACAAAAAGTGCAGGTATAGACTTTTTTATACCAAAATTTGATAAAGATTTTATAGAAATTTTATTAGATAAAAATCCAAAATTATTTATAAATTTAAATGAAAAAACATTTGAATTATCTTCTGGTGAACGTGTATTAATACCGTCCGGGATTAAAGTAGATATTCCTAATAATTATGTTTTAATTGCTTTTAATAAATCTGGTATATCGTCTAAATATGGATTAGATGTATTAGCTTGTGTAATAGATGAAGATTATACTGGAGAAATACATATAAACTTAGTTAATACTTCAAATTACACTATAACTATATGCGAAGAACAAAAAATAATACAATTTCTTTTAATGCCTATATTTTATTGTAATATAGAATTAGTAGATGATATAAATAAATTAACTAATAGAGGAGAAGCTGGTTTTGGAAGCACAGGAAATTAATAAAAAGCAAAATATAGTTTTTATAAAAAAACTTGAATTGTGTAATACTTGTAAAGGTTTAGGTAAAAAATATTTTTATCAAACACAAGATTATGTTAAATGCAATACTTGTAGTGGTATAGGTAGTGTGCCAATTAAACAAGTTAATAATGAATAAAAAGAATATAAATAAATGGATATTTGATAATAAATTATCAGTTACTATACAATATGATAGAATATTATATGTTGAAGAATATGATGGTGCTTTTTTATTTTTAGAAGATGAAAGAGAATGTATATTTGATGATAATTTTCATATAATTTTAGATAAAAATGATAAATCATTTTTATTAAATACTGATTTAAATATTAAATATGTATTATATGAATTTGGTGGTAAATATTATTATGATTTATTAAAAGATATTGATAATCCTAAATTAAATTTATTTAAATATATTGGTAAAGCTAATCAAGAATTAATTGCATTACAAACTTATTTAGGTGTTCATGGTAGTTATGAAATATTAAATGGTTCTACAAAATATGATGATTGGTGTGAAAAAGCTAAATTTTTAAAATATGATACTTTAGCTATATGTGAAAGAAATACACTTGCTGGTACTATATCATTCCAATTCATTTGTGAAGAATATAATATTAAATCAATATTAGGTGAAGAGATAGTTATAAATAATAATGATAATAAAATTGAAATAAAACTTTATGTAATAGATGAAATTGGTTGGGAAAATTTATTATTTATAAATAAAATTATAAATATTGATAATAAACAATTTAGATATATAAGTCAAGATGATTTATTTAAATATTCTAAAGGATTGATTTGCATTTTTGATTCTAAAACTATTTTGAATAAAGAATTAATAAATGAATATAAAAAATATTTTAAATTTTTATATTATCAAATTGATACAGTTATTTGGGAAAGTGATTCACGTGATAGAGATTATTTATTAAATCAAAAAAATTATATTGATAATTTTATTAATGAAATACCAGCTATTCTTATAAATGATACATATTATTTAGATTATGAAGATAATCATATAAAATATATTTTAAATAAAATTGCTGGGCTATCACATCAAGCTATTTCTAATAATCAATATATGAAAAACGCTGATGATAATTTTAATATTTTATCAAAATTATTTGATAATGAAGATGAAATGTTAAATTTATTTATTAAAATATGCGATAATGCTAATGAACTATCTAATATATGTAATTTTAAAATAAATACTAATACTTTATTTTTGCCTAATTTTAAATTAGCAGATGATTCATTATATAAACCATCATTTATTAATAATGAAACATTGTTTTTAAATTTAATAAAAGAAGGATTTAATAAAAAAATAAAAAATAAAGTAGATAATGAACAATTATATATAGATAGAATAGAAAAAGAATTTAATGTAATAAAAAAACAAGGTTTTATAGATTATTTTCTTATATTATGGGATATTGTTTTATTTTGTAAAATAAATGATATATTAGTTGGGATAGGTAGAGGTTCAGCTGCTGGAGCTTTAATTAGTTATTTATTAAACATAATAGAAATAGACCCAATAAAATATGATTTATTATTTGAGCGATTTATGAATGAAGGAAGAAAAAAGCTTCCAGATATAGATATGGATTTTGAAGGCAATAAAAGAGATATAATAAAAAAATATATAGAAGAAAAATATGGTATAAATCATGTATGTTCAATTGGAACTTATGGTAGATTGCAATCTAAAGCTGCTATGGTTGATTTAGGTAAACAACGTGGAATTAGTCATAGTACAATTAATTTTTATAGTAAAATGATTGATTCATCAAATAAAGATTGGTGTAATATATTTAAAGATTTAAAAAATAAACCAGCATTAAAAAAATTTATAAAAGACAATGTTGATTTATTTAATGATATTAATTTAGTGTTAAAGCAACCTCGCAATCAATCTATTCATGCATGTGCTATGCTAATATTGCCAGATAATAAAAATATATATAATTCTATTCCAGTTAGGATTATTGATAATATATTAGTATCTGAATGGGAAGGTGAACATTTAGCTAAAGCAGGATATTTAAAAGAAGATATATTAGGTGTTAAACAGTTAGATAAATTTAAGAATATTATTAATATTATTAAAAAAAATTATAATATTGATATAGATATATATAATTTAAATTTAGAAGATATTAATATTTATGAATTATTTAAAAAAGGATATACGGCTGACGTATTTCAATTTGGTACTCCAGGTTTAACTAAATATTCAAAAGATGTTAAACCTGAAAATATAAAAGAATTAATAGCCATGGTTTCATTATATAGACCTGGTGCAATGCAATCTAATGCGCATATAGATTATATAAATTTAAAATTTGGACGTAAAAATCCAGAATATGATTATATGCTAGAAGATATAACAAAAAGCACTTATGGTTTATATATATATCAAGAACAAGTAATGCAAGCATGCAGAATATTAGGTAATATGTCGCTACATGAAGCAGATGATATAAGAGCAGCTATGGGTAAGAAAAAAATATCAATATTAGAACCATATAAACAACAATTTATAACTGGAGCTGTAAATAATAATTGTGATTTTTTTGAAGCAGAAAAAATATGGTATAAATTAGAAGCATTTGCTGGTTATGGATTTAATTTAAGTCATGCTACTGCATATGCAATAACTGGATATATATGTCAATATTTAAAATATCATTATTCTTTAGAATTTTGGACCACAGCTTTCCAATTTGATGATTCTAATGATTCCAAAGCCAATCGATTTATTTCTGAAATAAGTAAAATAAATAAAGATATAATTATTAACAGTGTTGATGTAAATAATTCTTATGAGCATTTTTATACTGACTTTGATAAAAAAATCATATATTGGTCATTAATTAAAATAAAACAATTAGGGGAAAGTGCCGCTAAAGCCATTATTGATGAAAGAAATAAAAATGGAAATTTCTTTTCTTTAGATGAATTTATTAAAAGAATAAATAAAAGTAAAGTAAATAAAAGAGTAATTGAAAATCTTATTTTTGCAGGTGCTTTTGATATTATAGAAAACGTAATAGACATAAGAGATAGAATAAATTTATTTTTTAAATATTATGATACACAAAATGTTAAGGAAGTGGATTATAATGAGTTATTATTATCTGACAATATAGACAAAGAATATTGGTGGAAATTAAGACAAATAGAAGTATCTAATTTCGCTATATTTAATTTTAGCAACGTAATAAAAGAATCAAATTTAGATAAAAAAATTAAAAACCCAGTATCATTATATTGTACTAACGAGGAATATTTTGATTGGGATTCCGATGTTCAAACAACTTATTCAAATAATGGTTATAATACTTATAAACAAAGCAATAATAAAAGAGTAATTGTAGGTGGTATAATTAAAGATGTAATAGAAAGAAATAGTAAAAAGGGTAAATTTGCTAATATAGTGTTAGATTCAAATGGTGATGAATTACATGTAAATTTTTGGAGTAAATATTGGCAAGAGCAACGTAAATACTTTGATAACTCTATAGGTAAAATATTATTAGTATATGGTAGATTAGATTATGATTCATTTAAGAAAACAAACGTTATTCAAATTGAAGATGACTACGTTTATGATATATTGAGTTAATCTATAATAACTTAAACAATATATTAAACAAAAAATATACTCTTTGTAAATAAATAATATATCCTAAATATTTTTTTGTGTTGTGTTTATTTATAATTTTATACCTGTAAATTTAAACACTAAACATTAAAACTTAAAACTATGCAAAAACAATTATCTTACTTAGACAAACTTGAAAAAAGAGTAATTGGCTCTTTATCTGCTATCAATCGTAAAGAATTAACTGTTGGTGAAGTTAATTTAAATTTTCTTTTATCTAAAATAAAAGAAGTTGATATAGTATTGTATGAACAACTTAATTTAAGATATGTAGAAACAGTTAAAAATTTAAAATCTAATTAAAACATAATTATGACCATACAACAAGATATTATCGCAATCCCGCTTAAAAATAAAGTCGTAACTTTAAAAATAGAAAATTTTGATACAGATATAGATACTGATGATATTGTTAAAATCCAATATAATAATATCATGGGGGAAATATTAACTTTTCCTGTTTTAATAAATCGTATAGGTAATCTTCAAGCTGAAATAGATGAATTGTTAAGTGAAAAAAAATTCGCTTTAGAAATTAAAACTGCAGAATTAGATAAATTTTACAGGCAATCACTCCAAACTCTTACAACTGATAGTAAGGGTAATGATAAAATAAAAGACCCTACAGAAAACGAAATAAAAAGCTCTATAACATTAGACAAAGATTTTCAAATATTAAAAAAAGCGGTAATAACATTACAAAAAAACAAACAAATTATAGATTCATTATATTGGTCAGCTCAAAGTAAAGATACTAAACTATCCAAATTAACTGAAAAATTAAGACCGGAAGAATTCGAGCGTGAACTTCTAGAAGACAATATAAATGGTATATTAATTAAAATAAATAAAAACTTAATACAATAAAAAGATGAAAGAGTATTACATATCATATGCTTATAAAATTAAAGTAGGGTGGGGGTATAATAACACTATTATTACGTTAGATGATTATATTAACCAGGATAGTTTAATTTATATTCAAGAAAAACTTATTAAAGATTGCAAATACGACAAAATATCTATATTAAATTTCATATTACTAACTAAATAAAAATTATAAATTATGACAACTATTGACAGAAGTAAATTCAAAGCTACAAACGTTCAAACATTAGAACAAATTGAAAAAGAAGCTAATGATATTAGATTTTCAAACGATGGTCCAAGGACCCAATATCATAAAATTACAGATGGGAGAAACAAATTCCGTATCTACCCAGCACGTGAAAATGAGCGCTCTTTTATTTATGCTAAATCCGTACATTTTTTACAGCTAGAAGTGGAATATAAAGATAAAGATGGTAATGAGAAGAGGGAAATTAAAAATAAACCAGTATTTAATTCTAAAATACATGGTGGTACTAAAAAAGACATTATTGAAGAATATATTAATTTAGCAACTAATCTAATTACAAGTAAAAGTACTAATGATAGAGAATTAGAAAAATCATTAGGTATAATAAAGGGGTATCGTGATTTAAGTGGCAAATTTCACAACGGTATTACCGCTAAAATGGGATGGGCATGCTATGCGGATAAATATGATGGAAATAGTAAGCAATTTGGTTTATTAGAAATTACACCGGGTTGTAAGAATCAAATGAATAAAATAAGTGCTATTGAAAACGCTCATCAAGCAATAATCACAGACCCGTTTACAGATTTAGATGATGGTATATGTCTTATCGTAGATTATAATTCAAAAGCGACTAAAAATACAGATTATTATACTTTATCATTAGAAGAAAAAGCTATTGATAAATTTAGAAAAGAGCTTATTCCTACTCCATTAACTGATGAAGATTTAGAACAATGGCTGCAAGTTAATTCATTAGAATCTCTATTTGTAAAATCATACAAATATAATGATTTTGAAAAAGCGATTAAAGGATTAAGATATTTTGATGATGTGAATAAATTAAATGTATTTTCTACCGATGAATGGCATAAGGTTGTAGATGAAATTGAAGCATATTATGAAAAACCTACAGAAGAAGAAAATTATAAAAAAGATGCGGCAAGAGTAGCAACTGAAGTTACTAAACCAGTAATTAATAATACATCTGATTTAAATATATTGGATAAATCTATTGATGATATGGATAGAGATGAGTTAAAGGGATATATACGTAGAAATAAATTAGGTATTATAATTAAACCAGAATATAATGATGATGAAATAAGAGATATGATTGAAGATGCTTTAACTACAATAAAACCAGTCATACCAACAACTGTAGAAGAAAGAAAAAAACAAGTAGAACAAGTAGAAGACCCTTTAAATAAATATTCTAACGAAGAAGAAAGTCCATTTAAAAGCGATGAAGATATAAATACTAAAAGTAGATTAAGTAACGCTAAAGATAGAATAGCTGCATTAAAAGCGAATAAAAATAAATAAATTTATTAGTTTCCATAGTTTTAAGTTTACCCTCAGTTAAATTAATAACTGGGGGTTTTTAAAAATATTTTAAACAATGAATAAAAAACCAATAACAATATTATCTACAGATTGGCATATAGATAAGAATAATATAGAATCGAAAAAACAAATCATAGCTCAAAAAATATCATTAGCTAATGAATTAAATATAAAACATGTTTTTTGCATGGGTGATGTTTTTCAAGATAGAAAAGCCCAACCATTGATTAATTTAAAGGGGTTTGTAGAAATCATTGATATGTTTAATAAAGCTAGAATATATTTGCACTGTATTCCGGGTAACCATGACAAAGTAGATTATGAAAGTGATGATTCTTATTTAGATATATTTAAAAATTATTCAGAATACTTTATATTATATAATGATTATATAGTATTATCAAACACAATCTCAACTATTGATATAATATTATTGCCTTATTATAAAGAAAACACAATATATTTAAAAAAATTAAATGAGATTAATAATATTAGAAAAACAAATAATGAACCTAATATTTTATTAACCCATTGTAGTATAAATAATGTAAATAATAATGATTGTATAAGAATTGAAAATGAATTAAAAGAAGAACTTTTTGATAAATTTGACAAGGTTTTCATAGGTCACTTTCACAATAAATCAAACATATCTAAAAAAATACACTATATAGGTTCTATAAATCCAAAAGACTTCTCTGAAGATAATGAAAAGGGTTTTACTATATTATACGATGACCTTTCTTTTGAGTTATTTAAACCAATATCGAAAGAATTTCATATTATAGATATAGATTTAGATAAAGTTGATAAAAAAGAATTAAATAAATTAATTAAACAATACAGTAATCATAAGGACGACATTAGATTTCAATTTATAGGTGATTCTGGTGAATTGAAATTATTAGATGATAACTTTTATAGCTCTTTAGGTATAGATGTGAAAAAAAAGAGAAAAGACATATCTGAATCGATATTATTAGCCAGTCAAAACGAATTTATTTCATATAATAAATCTAACATATTGGATAAATTTGACAAATATTGTTGCGATGGTGGTTTAGATAATGTCGACTACGGGCGAGCTAAATTATTAGAAATATTAACTAGTAATTAATTATATTTTAAACGAATAATATACTGAAAGTAAACAAATTATATATCCTGAATTGTTTTTTCTAAGGTTTTTT